CTAGCATTTATTTTGCTATTATTCAGTGTAATTTGCTACCGTTGCAGACTCAAATTCATCCCATTCTTCATCTGACAACCCTAATGCACTTTCTGGCATTGCAGTTTCGTAAACATTTAGCATTTCTATATTTAGAACGTCTTCTATTTTCTTTTCTCTCAACATTCTTACTCCGAGCCATACTTTTTTAGCAGTACCACTCATATTTACGAATTTTAGTAAGAATTTTGATTCTGGTTCTAATTTATATACATAAGTAGCTGTTCCTATGTAAAGACCTTCTTTTACTTCAGTTGGGAACCATGTATCGAACCATCTTTCATTATTTACATATAAGTTATAGTAATCATTTTCTCCATAACCACTACATGTAACTACTAATGATAATAATTCCATGTCCTCATTAGGACTTGTCCATTCAAGGTCGTATACACCTTCTACAGCTGGAACGTTCATCATTACCATTTTATTATATGGTTGTGATAATTGGGCAAAGTTCTTGATTTCTTTAACGTATTCGACACGTTTTACTTTATCAAGTTCTCCACCAGCTACGTAAACAACATGAAATGCCATATATTATTCTCCATCCATTGTTTCTTCTGGTGTTTCCTCTGGTATTTCTTCTGGTTCTTCCTCTTCATCTTCTTCTTCAACAGGATTTAATAAGCCAGGAGTGAAAATAATATATGTAACATCATAATAAGAATCATATATTACTGACCAGTTACCAGTTATATTTTCATGAGTATATTCTTCATGTTCTTCATCTAATGATTCAGCATAAATATAACATTGATCTAAGTCAATTCTTGATTCATCCAACTTCCCTTTTATTTTAATATAAAATATATTAGTTTTCAATGAGTTGTTAACACTGTTTGGTTCTGGGAATTGTTCAAGAACTACTACAGGATCTACAAGATTTTCAAAGAAATCTTCGTATAAAACCATTTCTGGAACATCTTCTTGTGCTACAACAGCATCTGTTATTGGTTTTATGAAGATTTGGTGTGTATCACTAAATTCTCCATTTTCACTTTTAACTCTGATAAAATATATACCTTCTTTAGCATTAAAATCTGGAGTATATGAGATATTATCTTCATATTCATTACCAGGAATAATATCATCAACTATTAAAGATTCAAAAGAATTTATTTTAGATATTTGAAATACATAAAATGGTGTCTTTTGATTTTTCCACACAAAAGTAGGTATAGAATTAGTTATGTTACCGTACATGGGACTTATTATCTCACATCTTGGATAACTAGCCACTTTTTCTGTATAGAATACAGTTATACTCTTGTTCGTTAACGTATTACCGATAATATCTGATATTTTATCGTTAAGCATAAGGATATAACAGCTATCAGTTTTGAACGGTTCATTTGGAGTATATGTTAGTACTTTGTCTTTATATGAAATACTGCCTTTTACAACAGAATATTTAGAATAATCTCTTAAACTATTAGCGTTTTTGTATACTTTATTATAATCTTCAAAAACAACTATATTCTTAGTAAGAGTTGAAGGGTTTATATCAGAAGTAAAAGTAACGTCAATGCTACTATTCACATTGACGTTACTTTCTAAATGTGAAGGAGACACTGATAAAACTCTTAAGCCTAATGTTTCGTTTTGATTATTCATATGTCTCGCTCCTTATTACTGTATTAGGCTTTATTTTTCTTATTCTTTTTCTTCTCAGTCTTTTCAACTTTCTCTTCTACAGGAGCCTCTTCAGCAGGTTCTTCTTCAACAACAGTTTCTTCTACTTGTTCTTCTGTTTGTTCTTCTACTGGCTCTTCGATAACAGGCTCTTCTACTGGTTCAGAAGCAGCTTCTTCTTTAGCAGCCTTACGTCTCTTTTGAACTTCTGCTTCTTCCTTAACTTCTATAAGAACGCCAGACCTTAATCCACGTTCAATATAAGGTGTAACCTCGTTGACAGAGCCAACGGGGTTACTATACCTTGTTAAATGAAGTCTCGAAACAGGACAATAGAAAGCATAATTATTGATTTTTCTAGGATTTAATTTTACTACCATTATGTCTTCCTCCTGTTATTTTTAGTAATTATTTGATCTGGTAAACACGCTCTGGAGTAGCATAAGACTTAGCCATGCTGATATTCTTTGCAGAACAGATTGCACGACCTTCGTTGTAAGTACCAAATCCATAACGCTCAATAACCTTAACGTTGTTGAGGTCACGAGAAGGATCTCTGAACTCTTCAGTCTTAAGATCATCTTTAACGATGAGAACACCTACGTTATTTCTATCTACGCAGAACATATCAAATGTCTTATCGTATACATCAATAGGTGCAAATGGAGAAAGGTTAACATTGAAAGCAAATGGAAGTCTACCCTGGATGCTTTCTGGTCCAAGCTTAAAGCTTGCGTTAGGAAGCTCTCTCTTTGTCTCTCTGTCATAAGGAGCAGTAAGAGCACCAGTAAGACCATTCTTTGCAAATGCAGACCATACAAGTGGATGCATTACAAGGTCTGTAGGAACATACTCGTTATTATAAACTGCAATAATAAGATCAAGTAAGTCATCAATTGAAAGAGTATCGTTATAATTTCCTTCAAAATCAAGACCAGTTGTTCCAGCCTCTGGGATATTATCTCTTTGCTTATTATCGAATACAGTCCATCCATGACGAAGCCATTCATCAAATGCTTTTTGCTCTTTAAGACGAGCCATAGCACGACCAGCTTCCTTTAAGAGAACTGAGATAAGGTCGAACTCAAGATCATTTTTCAGCTCATCTGAGTACTGAATACGTACACCAGATTTTCCAACGCTGATCAATGAGTTCTTGTGAAGTTGCCAATCAACAGTCTCTTCTGGAATTTCCTGTCCTTCTGCAACGTCATGAGCTCTCATAACGCCGATAGACGGGAACATTACAGCCTGTCCGTTCTGAAGACGAACTTTTTGATAAAACTTAGAAGCAAGATATACAGGATCTGCTGCCTGTCTCATTGTTCCAATGATAACTCTAGGGATAAGAACTTTAGCTGAAGGTGATGCTAAAAAGTCTTTAAAGCTAAATCCAGGAACGTTTTCGCCATCTAAGGTCTTTGTCCAAGCTTCTTGAATCTTAATATCATCTTCTGTAAGTTGATATTGGTCAAGCTCAGCATCAGTCAAAAATGATCCATGTGCTAATTTATCTTGAAGCTCTTTTTGAATCTGCTCATTAGCTTGATTCATACTGTCAATAACATTAGTTAAAGCCATTTTATTTCCTCCTTATAATTATTTGCTGACTTACTCAGTTTAGAGTAAGCCAGCTTTCAATATTTTATTATTTCTTAAGCAATACATACATTGCACCTTCAACACCCTTGAAATCAGCCCATGAAGGAGTTCCATAGTGAAGTGCTTTGTAAGTAGCTGTAACTGTAGCCTCTGAATTAACATCAGCAGGAAGTGTAACTTCGATGATACCTTTCTCATAAAATACTTTGATTTTATCAGCTGCAACAGCAGAGGAACCAATCTTAACAGTAACACCTTGCTGTAAGTTCTTAAGAGCACCACCAGCGAAATCTTTAGCCTGGAACTGTACTTTAGTACCAGCTTCAGTACCAGCTTCGATAACACCGATAACCATATCGGTATATTCGGTATCATTCTTACCGAATCCATCATAGTTACCAGAACCGTCATGAAGTCCAACAATACCAGTAGGATTGTGAATTAACTTAGACTGATAGTTCTGGAAGATAGTGTTACCCTCTGCATAAGTAGGATCATAAGGATAACCTTCGTCACTAGGAAGATTTGATACACCAGAACGATTAAGGAACTGATCGTCCTCTTTCTTGTATTGCTCTTCCCAAAGCATCCACTTAAGCCATCCTGTAGGCTCAGCATTAAGATCAGATGCAAGAACTTGTCCTACGATTAAGTAAGCAGGATCATTAGCAGGATCCCATTTTGTTAAACGTCCAGAAGGTGTAGCCTTTACATAATCACCATTCTGAATCTGTCCAAGAACAGAACCCCAAGGCATTCTGTTATCAACAGAAATTCTTTGCTCTTCATCAAGTACACCAGTTTTGTTGTACTGATCTGAAGGAGCAAATCCTGGCATATATGGAAGCTCTACATAATCAAGAGTAATTACAGACGGCTGGTTTCCACCAAATCTATCCATCTGGAACCAATCCTTTGTAAAGTTATATGGAGCCATACCAATAGTATTTGCATTAGTAGCAAGACCAGGTAATGTAATAGTAGTAAGATACTTCTTAGATACGAAATCTTTTACTGAAGGTGCAACACCAACCATACGACCCTTCGGGATAACAACTTCATCCATTCCAGGACCACCATATTGATAATTGAAAAGAACACCATCTTTGAAGATACCGCTCATGGTAGCATCTTTAAAAGTTGGATCAAGTAACCACTTTTCAGCTGGAGACATATGACCAGAACGAACTAATGCGGTATTAGAACGAGATCCTTGTTGGTTTTCGTAACCTCTAAACAGTGCCATTTAGTTTTCCTCCTTTATAAATTTACTTAAACAACCTTTTGATAACTTCTTGAGCAGCATCATTAACTGTAACTATTTTTTGGTTGTTTTCTTGTTTATTAGTATCGGTAGTATTACCGTTACTTTCTTTCTGGTTCTCATGATCTTCTGTAGCTAAGCAAGGGCTTGTTACAGATGCTACGGTTCTTTGTACAGGTTCCATAGCTTTGAGGTCTTTCATAGACTTCATCATAAGTTCTTTCTTGCGTTCTTCTTTAGCATCATCTGTTTCAAAAGTTTCTCTGCTGATAATATTATCAACAATAGCTTCTTTATTAGCAGTAGCTAAAGTAACACAACGTTGTTTAAAAGTATCACACTCAGATTTAGCATCTTCAACTGCTTTAGTGAGAGCTTGTACAGATGCCTTAGAAGACTTAAGTTCATCTTCAAGAGCTGTAATCTTTTCATTAGATTCATCAAGAGCTTTTTGAAGTTCATTGATTTTAGAATCTTTCTCATCTACTGGAGCAGTTTCATTATTATCTTCTACACTAGAAGGATCTTGCTGTTCTGAATCCTGTGCTTCTGTTTCATTTTGATTCGGTTGTGTAACAGAATCAATGATTTCATCAACACTATCAGTTGCAGCAGAATCTTGTGTTTCTGTCTGAGTATTTTCCAATGTTTGATCAACTAATGTTTCAACATTGTTTTCTGTAGAATCAGATCCCTGCATTGAATTTTCCTCCTTATTAAGATTGTCATTATTTATATCCTTATCAGTAAGGACTGTAACTTTCATTATCTGAGCAAAATCATCAGCTGGGTTATTTACTATAGACACTTCATGATACTCAATGTCTCTTGCTCCCCAGTAGCAAACCTGGTCTTTATAAGTTTCACCTTTCCAATGACCACAGAAATGAAATTTACCATCTTTAAGAATAGTCTTGCCACATATATTACATGTAACAGTACCCATGGAACCACCAATACTTACTGTTCCATATCTTTTATCTAAAAATTTGGGAATAGCATCTTTATCCGTTACTCTTGCAGTTAAATGAATAGCAGAACGTTCATCTGTAAGCTGAGATGGACCAGCATATGATTCTGTTATTCTTCCAAGAGGTTCAGAATAGTCGTCATGATTTTTAAGAACTGGTTTATGGAATGGATTCATGAAAGATTCACTATCCTTTTCCATACTATCTTCATAATAGATAC